ACAACCGCTTATTAGGCGGCAGTCCTTATCCTCTAGTCCCTCAGAGGACGATAAGGGCAACTTTTCCCTCTTCACGAAAGAGTTGTTGCTGTAATCATAGTATTCCATTCCATCAGTAAGCAAATTTTCATGCGCTTCCATCAGCTTCGCTCTCCTCTTTGAGTCAAAATGGTCAATCCAAATTTTCGAAGCATCGGTGAGGTTCGTCAACTGATAACGGTCGAGATCGTACACCTCTTTGAATACTCTGTCCATCTCAGTCCAAGCTTCGGGGCTAGCAGTGGGACGGATCATAGTGCAACGGTTCCTTATTGCAATTTCCTCGTTATGCGCATTAGATGCTAAAACAACGGGAATGCACCCCTGAAACGACGGGGCTATAGGGAAGAAGCTTCCTTCCTCTTTAGGCGGCTTATCTTCACCTTTCTTATTGTTAACCGAGCATTTTGGCCTGATTGCCACTAAATCACGTTCCATATTCGTGTCTGGCCCGCCACGTGGAAAAACGTGGCGCATGTTCACGGGAACTCCTACAAACAAGGATTCTCGAGCTGTATAATATCCACTTCGAACGACTGATTCGCGTTCATTGGCCTCAAACTCCTCGAACCCTTTAATGCCGCACGGGCACACAAGTGCTTCAAAATTGAAAACCTTGTGCAACTTAGCAAAAGCACGTTGCCACTTCGGCAAGCACGCTATTGAAAAGGCGTCTATCTCATCAGCGACATACTTTATCATTGCATAAGCAGCAGCGTATATCACTGCCCTGGTGCGCATCGTGGACGGCATATTGACCTTCTTTTCATTCAGCAAGTACCTAGCATGCCTTATGCACTCATCGCGGGTGCTGGCATTGCGTGGCTTGCCGATAATTTTGGAAGCTATTTTGTCAACTACGTCCTTCGGGATTGGGACGAAGCTGTCATGATCTGTGTAGGTCATCAACACAGGGCCGAAGCTAAACCAACGGGCTTCTGTAAGATGTTCAACTTTCAGGAAATTGAACATGGGTCTTATGCCCTCATCCTGCCTGAACTTGACTTCTCCGTAGTGGTCGGATCGGTCTAAGCTCTGAGCCATGTCTAATCGACTGGCAGGGTTTGTGGGTAAACCACATGGCGCATTGTTGAACGTTACAATACGCGTGTCTCCACGCTTCTCTATGCTCCAAGACATGGCCAATCCGCGATATTCGAAATAACCATCCAGCAACCACAGTAGCGGGTCGTGCTGATACTGGTGGGTATTGCCGTTAACGGCCATAACCACAAGTTCGGGCGTTTTCATCTCATACTTGGACTCAAAATCCACTCCATTGAAATGAAACCCTCCATATCCTTGCTCAAAGGTGTGCAAGACTGCATACAATTTCTTATACCTCACTCCGTCGACAACATTACCATATGAATTATGTAATAAGCATAATATTTCTATTTGTGTTAAATAATATAAGGAGTTTATCGAAATGTAGCAATCGGGCACAACACATGTGCAACCCAACAACGGGCATTCACAATACCAGTCAGGGTGTTTGTTGGTTCTGGCAGCACGGCGGTTATTGTCCTCAGGCGTCACTATGGGACAAACGCTGTGTATCAGTGTACGATCCTCTCTCAAATGGCGATCCGCGTTGCCATTCAGGTCAACAATCCACCCACCAACAAACTCCCTCGCACGTGAATACACGACTTGCTCTGCGCAAATGCGCTCAAGAGCGGCTATGGGATGGGGGTGGTAATGTTTTTGACTGAGAGAGATATGTACCTCCGGGAAGTGACTCTGAACGCGTTCAACGTTCG